ATGCAGCAACTTGTGTCATACATTTTCTCCAGTGGTTTTTGAAATCTTGGCAACTGCTTTGGCAGCAACCCTACAAGCATATTCTAACTCATCATTGTTTTTACGTAAAGTTTCTGCACGATCGCATGCTTTACGGTAGTTCTCATAAAGTTCTTCAACGTCTTTTTTGAGTTGATTGTAAACTGACATCGATGTCATTTCACGTCCCCAAGAACCGTCTGGTTGTTTTTGCCAACCATTCTTCTCACGCAACTCATCTGTCCAGTTTGGACCTTGGATGTATTTTGGAGCAGGTTCAATAAAATCTTCAACTGCAAAAAATGTTGCTACCTGTTCAAACTTCTTATGGATATCTTCGTGACCAAAAAACATTATTCTTCCTCCAGTTCTTCATACTCGTATTCTTCGCTGCGACCATTCATCTCTGCATGGATATCGCAAAGTGTTTGGTGCCAACCATCAGTGTACCTTTTACCTGGAGAACCACATACCTCACAAGTTTTATAACTCATAGATTCTGCGAAAGAAATGTAGCTGTAGATTTTATCAGTTGCGCCATTCACATAAAAGCGCAGACCACCAAACTTTTCTTTAACCTGAGTAGCAATAACCTGCCCATGTTCTGGTGGGACATCTCTTGGCTTTTCCTCCGAGATAGTTTCCATCTTGGCTGCTCGACCTGCATCGGTTGTCCAAGAGTAGTACTCGTTGAAAAGACGATAGTCTCCATGCGCACAATCTTCTAGCATTTGATTCCACTTGATTGCACGTTCACGATCTTTATTTGCATTATCAATTGTACTTTGAATCATACCACAAAGTGTATCGATGATATTATACCAACCATCACCACACTCAAATCCCCAGCACATGGCTGTGTGTTGCATATTGCCATAGCGATCGACAAAAATCTTAGGGTATTTCGCCACTAGTGCTTCATCAAGTTCTTTTCTCACGGACAACCTCCAAATGCATCAATAAGTAAATTGCATGCTGTAATAAATGTTTTATTGTTTACAACATCATCGGGGTGTAGCCAATATCCATCTGGATTCAACACGCTCTTTGGGTTTGCTTCCCACGCAGCAAGTTCTTCTTGAAGATAATCACGCCATTGCGTTATGTTTGCTACAGTAATTGCGTCTGCTGCTTCTTGGGGGATGTTAAATTGTGTCATGCTGTAATCCAATAATCGTTTTCTTTGTACTCGATAGACTCGCTACCATCATACTCGTTGATTTTAAACAAAGTTCCCTTTGGCACCCAAACAATCTCAAGATCGTCTACGCCACCACAGTATACATTACCTTCACCAAAAACTTTATCGCAATATGCGGAAACAAGTTGATAGTGTTGATCGGCAGTAATTTCACCAAGATCACGTTGAATAGTCAACGCAACGATATTACTATCAAACAACAACTGGTCAGAAGTAACTCCATCACGGATAGAGTTCCATGTAGACCAACCTGCACCAAATCCTGGAGAGATTAGTACAGCGACCTTATCATTTTCAATTACTCTGTTCATCTTCTTCCTCTTGATTTTCCATCCAATCTTCGTGGTGTTGACGAAGGTTACCAAATTCAATCAAATCTTCTGGCAACTGTTCGATGCTTTCAAGATCTGAAATATCATACTCATAGTAGTCATCGTTACCGTTGTCGAAAACACCACCAAAACCCATACCACCCTCATGGTATAGAGCATATACTTCATACAATTCTTCAATCAAGAAATAATACAGTTGAGTAGGTGGTGACCATGCCGTGTCATAGTAGGCTGTGATAGTGTTATCATCTTCACGATGCCAATCGATAATAGAAGCATCCCATTTGGTACCCCAATTTTCCACGTTCCAGTTATACCAGTTTTCTTCTTGGTCAGCTGGGCGAGGACGCAGAGTATTAAAGAGTTGACAATCACCTTTACCGTTATCCCACTTCATCAACTCCATTTCAATGGCATCGATTTTGGATTTGTCTTCGTGTTTAATAGTTACGCTGTTATCACACCAATTAGGCATTGTCATACTCCTTCATAATTTTAAATTCACTGATACGTGCATACTCTTTCTTAGAACGAACAACACGCATACGGTACTTCGGTGTGCGTAGATCCTTCGCAACTAAGTTACGTGGCTTTGTAGGTTTAAGTTTAGTATCCATAGTATTATTATACAGTTTGATCTAATTTAAGTAAAGTCGTTCCAAGTTACTTTATGTTCTTGCTAGTGTCTGCTTCAGTTTTGTCTTCACGCACCTCAAGAAAGATTGGAAGAAATAGACTCTCAGCTCCAAGTTTATTCTTAATCCTAGCATTATACTTGACAGCCACAATCTTGCCAACCAAATCTTTCTTGGTAAGCGTCTTACGATGTTCATCATTGAATCCGCTCCCAACTTTAACATTTACAATACCATCTGCTGATTCGCAAATAATTGCTCCCAGCATTCCCTCGTACTTACCTGTACCATCTTCAACATCAATAATCCTCAGGTCACATTCTAACTCACCTTTGAATTTAATTTGATGCTTGGCACGTTTATCTTCCCACGGACCACTTCCGTCTTTTAGGATGATACCTTCCAAACCTTGTGAAAGATATTTCTCAAAGATTGTATTGGCTTCTTCTTGCGTCTCTACAATATCACTAGCAACCAACCAGATTTTCTTTTGAGTTTTGAATGGCGCAACATCCAAAATTGTTTTCAATCTAGAGAACCTAGTGCTGTAGGGTGTACCACAATAAGAATCAACAAACAAGACATAAGGAATAGCATCCCAAACTGAAGCATGAACCATGTCCGCTTCTTTCGCTGAGATAGTTCCCTTAACAGCTTTGTTCAAAATACCATTGCCTGTTTGACGATCCATAAATTGACAGCCATCAGGATCCATTACCATCACCTCTCCATCAAACACCATGTCTGAGCCAGCAGCAATCATAATGAATTGTTCTTTCAAATCTGTATCTAACAGAATTTCTTTACCATTACGACTGCGGAATTCACACTTACCATCTCTGACGATAGCGTTGAAGCGCATCCCGTCCATTTTCAGCTGGACGTAGGCTGGGAATTTTATTTTGTCTACCAGTTTCTGTTCGAACTGGCTGCAAAGCATTACTGGATATTCGCTCACCAAACCATTCCACACTGCGTTTGCGGTTGACACCGAGACTCCACATTTTAGATCCTTTTGAATAATGCGTTCAATAACCTTTGCGTCGTCTGGCTCCAAACCAGAAAGAATGGCACGTAGATGAGCAATAGCAGCATTACCTGTTACCTCACGATTAGAGAGATAACTTAGATTCTCGATTGCCATCTCTAGCGATGTTTGGTGCTCAGAGTCTTTACCAACAAATTCATACTCAGGAATTTTTCTCTGATAGAATTGAGTGAACGGATCCAAAGCAAGACGAACAACTTCTCTCAGTAGCACGTTGCCTTTGTTTTTATTCAGCTGTTCTAGTTTGAAGTTCCTAGAATTATCACTAGCCAAATCGTCAAGGAATTTATTTATATTCATCATTTAAAAATTCCTGACCAAGTTTGCAACTTCATCATGCACATGAGATCGCCAACTTCTTCTTCAAGACGTTCACGATTGCTTCTACCTTTGTGCTCAGACTCCATACCGAAGCGGAAAACCTTGCTGATGGCTTGCGTAACCTCAGCACACTCTTCTTGAGTAATCAGCAGAATTTCTTTGTTCTGCTCATTCTCTTTCCTCACCTGTTCAAATTTGTTCATAGTACATCCCATTCAGAAACTTCAATTGCATTTTGCCCCGACTCATCTTCATAGTAACAGTCGTTATCTTCTTCAGCTGTCAAGCCAGCGTACTCGGCAATTTCTTGAGCACGTTCAACTGCTTTCGCTTCAGTTGAGTAAACACCATCAATGGTGGTTTCACCACAATCATAAACTCTAATTACCCAAACTGTTTGATTCATAATCTTCTCCAATTAAACCACAAACCCAGTGGCGTCTTTCTTCGCTTTACCCTTTGCTTTCAAACCGACGATAACATTCTTGTCGTCAAGGAATCGCAAGTCGGTTTCATCGCCATTGATAACAGGACGACCGAGGAAAGTAGTAGGAACAACCTTAAATACTACAGCTACATTCATACCTTCGTTGACAGCCAAACGAACATCGAGATCGTTGCCATCAGCCTTGCTGAATGTTAGGTGGTAGTTTGTCAGGTGTTTTACTTTGCGATTGCGCATCTTTGTATAGTCATAGAATTGCACTTCAGGAAACATCTGGAAAATGTTTCGACCATCTAGGATCTCATACTTTTCCCACGCAATGTCTGAAGTACCATTCAAACGGAAGACAGGTGTCAAACCTTTCTTGTCGGCATACTTGATGGCGTTGTTGATATCCTTGAGTAGTTTGCTCATAAACTCAGGACGATTTTCGAAAAACATTTTTGTTTTGCGGATACGTGCTTGCTGGATCACATTGGTGGTTTCACCTTTCTTGAAGATGCCACCACGACCTGCAGTATTCAAACATGCACTGGTGCAACCAGCTGTACGTTTGGGGCAGGTTTCATAACCAGACAAATCTGCTGGCGCAAGGTGGAGGACAAAAGACAAGAAACCTTTCTTCTCGCCCTTCATCAACTTTGGG